GCACATCAATAGACACTGGCGGGCTAGCATTAAGTAGTGCTATTATGCCGTTGCAGTTCCCAACACCAACAGGCTGGCATCAATACATTCTAGAGTACACAAGACGTATTATGGAAGAGTCATCTCTTGATAGAACTTCTAGTGGTCAGACTGGGACTGGAAGCGAAAGAACTACCGCTTTTGAAATTCAAACAGCAGCTTCTGGGGTGACAGCTATATTAACAATGGTAGCTAGATATCTAAATGGAGCTATTAAACGTAAAGCCCAATTAAGAATTAAGAATATCTTACAGTTTGGATTTGATTCTAAATCAACAATGATACCAGGAGTGATGGCAGACACTGATGTAAATAAACCATTCGCTACCTTCTCATTCCAAAACACAGCTCTTACTGATGGTAAGAGAGGCACTAGAGTATTGGAATTATATAAGACAGAGGAAGGTTTACCAACATCAGACACTACTAAAGCTCGTTCTATTATATCTTCAATCGAACAAGGTAAGACTATAGAAGTTACTTCTATCTCACCTAAGTATATTCGTAATGTAGACTTTGATATTAAGTTAGCACTTGATACACGAAGAGAACACTCTAGTATGGCAGAGCAAGGATTATTATTGCAACAAATACAAATCTTAGCACAGGTTGGAGGAGATAGAGTTAATCTAGATGAACCACTTACTAGACTTGCAATATCTATGGGATTAGACCCTACTAAAATTATAAGAGAAGAACAACCACAGCCTGAACAACCAGAAGCTGGTGGAATTCCAGGAATGGGTGGACAGATGATGGGGTCAGTTAATAGACAAATAGCACAATTATAATATGAACATTCTTAAAGTGTGGATTGATAAATTCCTAAATAGACTTGGTTATTATAAATCAGATATGCCAGAAGGTTCTGAAGTTAAAGAGATTGAGATTCTAGAGATGTTTAGAACATACGGAGAGAATGAAGTATGCCTCAGATTCCTACGGGACATGTGTGCTAGAGACATTAGAATGTACTTTCAGGCATCAACAGACGAAGACCGAAGAACGATTCGAGGTGCTCATGCCAGAACAAATTATTTTATTTCACTAATACGAAAAGCAAATGGAAAAAGAAACAGTAAAGATTGAGAAAGATATTGATTTAAGTAATATAGATTTTGATTTACCAATTGATGAATCAGCACCGAAGGCCTCTGTAAGAGTACATATGGGGCCAGGAGACAGTGCTTGTATTTCTTGTGAAGGATAGATTATGTCTATCTTTGAGAAGAGGGAGAATCTCAAACCCTACGAATATCCAAATCTAGTAGAGTATGCAAATGCTGTTAGACACTCCTATTGGTTACATACAGAATTTAATTACACCTCTGATATAAATGATTTTAAACAAAGAGTAACTAAACAAGAAAAAGAAGTAATTAAAAGAACAATGCTTGCTATTGCTCAGATTGAAGTGGCAGTAAAAAGTTTTTGGGGGAATCTATATAACCATATGCCTAAGCCAGAAATTGGCGCCGTTGGATTTACCTTTGCCGAAAGTGAAGTTCGTCACATGGATGCCTATGCTCATCTACTTAAACTATTAGGTTTAGATTCAGAATTTAAACATCTACTAGAAGTGCCAGCCATGAAGAAGCGTGTGGACTATCTCAATAAAGTTCTAGATAAATCTAAGACAAATAAACAGGAAGATTATACACATTCAGTAATGTTATTCTCTTTATTCACAGAGCATGTATCTTTATTTTCTCAGTTCCTAATTGGTATGTCGTTCAATAAACATAAAAACTTATTCAAAGGAATGAGTAATGTGTTTGAAGCTACATCAAAAGAGGAACAAATCCACGGTATGTTTGGTATTGATTTGATTAAGATAATCAAGAAAGAGCATCCTGAATGGTTTGGAGAAGAGTATAAGATTCTTGTAGAAGAACTATGTTTGGCAGCATATGAAGCAGAAGAAGGTATTGTAGATTGGATATTTGAAAATGGAGAACTAGACTTTATATCTAAAGTCGAAGTGAAAGAGTTTATTAAATACAGAATGAATAACTCACTAAAGGCTGTAGGAATAAAGAAACTATTTAAAACAAATGATGAACTATTAAAGAAGACTGAGTGGTTCGACAATGAAGTAGTAGCTACAAAACATGTAGACTTCTTCTACAAGAGGTCAATTAATTATAACAAAAGAAGTCAGTCAGTAACTTCGACTGATTTATTTTAGGGGGGGTTGACAAAAAAAAGTACCATGTTATAATACTACCTAATACAATATCCCTCAATTGTATTCCCAACTCCTCGTGAGCTGGGTCAGATATATCAGAACTGTTCGCCTGATATATCTGACTTTGCTCGTGAGGGCAGACTCGCCATACTGGACTCGACCAGTCGTGGGCATTACCACGTTAATAAGTGTATTAATCATAAGGGGGCGAGAGTCATTAACATCATGACAGAAGAAGAAATTAGAGCATTAAAAGAAGCTAAAGAAGAAGCTGAACGTAAAGCTAAAGAGGCATTAGATTTAGCACTAGCTGCTAAAACAGAAGCTGATAAAGCAAAGACTGATTTAAATACAGTAGTGTCTGAATTACAGACTGTACGTAAAGGTAAATCCGAAGCTGAAGATAAGCTCAAAAATTTTAATAACAACAATCCAGAACATACTGATGTAAACTCTTTAATTGAACAAGCATTAGCTAAGAAAGAATCAGATAAGATTGAACAAGAACTCAAACAAGCAATTGATGAGTTTAAGGCATCTAAGTCTGAATTTCAAACTGATACTGCTGGTTTAGTATTTGGAAAATTTCAAGATACATTAAAGAGATTCAATCTTTCAGATGTGAGAAGTAAAGCAGAAGCCAAATTACGATTAGAAGAGGTGTACAAATTCATGAACCTCAATAGTGACAATGGTAGTGGGGCAGGATATGAAGGTAGTCCTTCTAATTCTTACCCAGCTCAAATCTCAAATGACCAGGTAGTAAAAACAACTGAAGAGTTGTCTAAAGTATCTGGACTAACCACTGATAAGGTTACATCATTACGTAATAAATATCCTGACGCATTAAGTGGTCTTGGTATTTAATCTGGATAATAATATAATAGTTAAATGATTCAAAAAATTGGTTCACTAGGTCGCTACGGCGGGCCTCTATTGGTTGACCGAATTATAAAAAATTCAGTAGCAATTGCAGTAGGAGACTCTGTTAAGACAGCTAGTGGATTTGCAGCCCTCGGTACAACAGGTGCTCGTGTCTTAGGTCACGTAGAAAGCCTAGTTGGTAATGATGGTCTTACACCTGTAAAGGATGGAACATACCTTGGAAACATTGGTGAAGTATTAACAGTAGAATCTGATAATCAGACAGATAAAAAAATCCGTGCCCGCATTGATGTGGATACCGCTTCTCTTTATTCAGCTGAGTTGGATGCGGCTGCTGGAACCACAACTGGTTCAAATTTAGCAGGTAAGAACTTCGACCTAGCAGATGAAGACACTCTTGATGAAAGTACTGTAGTAGAAACTACAGCACAATATTACTCTCATGGTCTTAATATTAATGATACAGCTAAGGTTGTAGTTAATATTCTAGAGTCAGAAGTATTTGGTTTCTAATCAAATAATCTTTATTAATTTAATATAAACTAACGTGATTGAAACGCGAAGTAAATGGGGAGAAATGGTTAAGGGTGTGGGATTGCGAATCCTAGAGACTATTGACCAAGGTATGGAATTGTATTCTGTAGGCATCTCCTCTCTATTAAAAGTAGAAAGCTCTGACACAGGTCAGAAGCATTTCACAGGGAAGGTATCTGAAAACCGTATCACTCGTAAGGATGAAGGTGAAGATACAAACGAACTTAATCGCTACAAGACTTACGTAACCTCAATTGATTACTCAGCTTACGCTGCAAAGATTGAAGTATCTCGTGAGAACTTAATGGATAGAGATTTTAGTTCAGAGTTGGATGAAGCTATGGATATTGGTCGGGCAGCTAACTTCTCTCAAGATGAGGCTGGTCTACAATTGTTCAATGGTGGATTTGATACTCGTAAGGATACCATTCTTGGTTATCGTTACCAGTACTACAATGATACTGTACCAACATTCAGTACCCAACACCCTTCAGTAGTTCCAAGTGAATCTGCTCAATCTAATGCCTCTGCTACGAGTATTCCTCTTTCAGAAGCTAATCTTGAAACAGGTCGTCTTGCACTACGCAAGCAAATGACTGATGCTGGTGGCCCTCTTACAATGGGTGGTCGTGAGTCTATCGTCGCCCCAATGGCTCTAGAGAAAACTTCACAAGTCATTACTGGTTCAGAATTACTACCAGGTAGTGCTAATAACGACATCAACATCTACCAAGGTACTGTTGGTGTAGTATCATCTGTATTGCTTGATGCAATCCACGGTGGTTCTGATACTGCATGGTATCTAGTAGTTCCAGGTGCAACTAAGTTTGTCCACGATGTTCGTGAAGGAATGTCTCCATGGACAGAAGTAGATGAAGATAAGAAAACCCTCACTGTAGGTATCTATGGTCGTTGGGCTAACTATACCAAAGATTGGCGTAGAGCTTGGGGTTCTAAAGGAACAGCTGCAACTTATACAGCATAACCGATATGTCTACTAATTTATTCGATAACTTTGGATACGCACTTTCAGATTCAGACAAAGATATTGTTCTAGCTAAAGGTACTACAGTACCAGCAGATGCTACAACAGACTTTGTTACTGGTGCTCTATTCCTCCATACAGATGGAGGAAATGGAACAGCACTCTATGTGAATGAAGGTACTACATCTTCAGCAGCTTTCAAGCCATTGGCTGGAATTGTTACGAAGACAGTAGAACTTACATCCGCAGAAGTGAAGGCTCTACGTGCTACACCAAAGGAAATTATTGCTGCTCCTGGAGCAGGTAAGTTGATTGTAGTAGAATCAATTGCACTTCAGTTAAACTACGGAGGAACAAATGCCTTCACAGAATCAACTGACAACCTAGTAATGGAGTACTCAGATTCTGGTACAGACATTACTGCTTCGATTGAGACCACTGGTTTCATTGACCAAACAGCTGATACTGTTGCTATAGTTTATCCAGCTACAATTGCAGCAGCTGCCTCTGCTACCGCAATAACAAATGAATCTGTAGTTCTGAAGAATACAGGTGATGGTGAAATTGCTGGTAATGCCGCTGCTAATAATACATTGTTAGTATCTGTAGCTTACCGAGTTGTAACCCTAGTATAATAATAGTTTATTATACGATAGTATAATAATTAGACTGTTGATTTTATCAATCAGTCCTAACTATAGCCAGTCCATAATGTGGGCTGGCATATGGTTGGGACTATAACTAAATAATATGGAAGAGAAGAAGTATATTAAAATTTATAATCCTACTAAACAACTCGTAAAGATAAACTACAAGGGTAGAAACGAATCACTAGAACCAAGTGAAAGTAAAGTACTAGATAGTGCGATTGCAATGCATTGGTTTAGAATTCATGGCTTCTTAGAGATTGCACTAGTAGATAAACCTAGTGTAGAGAAAGAAATCCCAATTGAAGTTGTTAAAGAAACAATTGAAGTTGTTAAAGAAGTTAAACCAGAAGTTAAAGAAATTAAAAAGGTTACTAATAAAAAGAAATAATATGGAGTATAGTTCACAACAAAGTTTTAACCTATTTAATAATGTAACACTAACGTCAGCATTCTCTGATAATCGTAAGACATTTACAACAGAAGGTTTCTCTAAGCTATCCTTAGATGTGTTTTATAATATGGATGCTGGGGAAACAGCAAATACAATTGACTGGCAATTAGAATCTTCAAGTGATAATACTAATTGGTATTCATTATCTATTGATGCAACAACCACAGTTTCAGCTATTACTGATAGAGTGTGGCAGATGGCAGAAGGAAGTAGAAATATAATTGTGGATATCAATTACAAATACATGAGAATGTCTTTAAGAGAGACTGGAGTAGCAACCACATTTGGTGTGGCAACATCTACAGCAACTCTATTAAACGAGTAATTCCATTGAACAAATAATTAAATATAATGAAGAATACAACAATACTGAAAGATGAATTGAGTATTCTTAAATCTGGAAAGTCGGCTGTAATAACTGAACTAAGAAATGCTACTAGAGAATTAGATGAATCAAGACAGTTGATTCTAAAAGAAGAAGCTAACTTAGAGGATGTAAGGCGGTCAATCCTAGAGGAGATAGAACGACTTGATAATTCAAGGAATCGTTTTAAGTTATTGGAAAAAGAGTTGTCTGGAATTATGTCAGAACTTGGTAGCCATAGAAATACTCTAGAAACTATAAAGGTTAAGAATAAGCAGGAAAAAGCAGAACATCTAGGGCGTATTAAGTCACTACAGAAAGAAGAAGAAGTTATTAAAGAAAATATATCTTCGTTAAAAAAAGTATACGATAGCAATCAGTACACTTACAATAGTAATATTTCAGCTTTAATTAATAAACAAAAGGTTATTGCGATTGAGGTAAAAAAGTTAGAGGCTCTCTTAGAGCAGATGAATAGTGAATTTACTTTAAATAAAGAAGAAGATAAAAGATTAACAAAAGAAAGATTAAAGCGGGAAGATAAATTACGGATGAGAGAAAAGATTAATGAAGCTAAGGAATTCTCTTTAAGTAAGAAGGAAGAAGATATTATAACCATGGCGAGGGATGTGGCAATTATCTATAATAGATTAAAAGAACTCTATGCAGTAGCTGACCCAAGTGTCAACCTAGATAGACTAATCACACAACCTATATGAGTACCTTGTGCTAATGTAGGATTAGTGGATGTCCATAATGCCGCTGTTCCTCGTCTAAGTTGTATAATTTGACTCATTTTAAAAATTAAATATTAAGGTGTACCACCATCAAGTGTCATTGGT